CAGCCTGTTGGCGGTCGGCAGCACAGCCATACACCTCTGCACGTTCTTCGCCATCGCCACAGGTAAGCAGCAAGGCAACTGCAGCGGCAAGCTCTGATTTGCCATTTTTCTTCGGAATCTCAATGTAAGCCGTGTTGAATTGTCGATAGCCATTCGGTTTCAAGATTCCGAACAGGTCCCGGATAATCTGCTCCTGCCAGTCCAGCAGTTCAAATTTCTTTCCTGCCCAGGTGCCTTTGGTGTGGCTGAGGCATTCAATAAAAGAGACAGCATAGTCTGCCGCCTTTTTGTTATACTTGGAATCCTTCGCCATAAAACGGGTCGGTTTAAATCTTGCCATTGCTCTCACCTCCAAACAAAAAAGACCTGCCAAAAGCAAGTCTGCATCATTTATTTTAATGCCCTCATGGGGCAGTTTTTTAATCGAGATTCCATTCCCATTGTAACCATATTACCATATAAATTCAAGTATAGCAAGTCATAAAGGAGAAATATACTGCACAAACATCGCAGGGTTATTTTGTGTACTATATTTCTTCGGTACGAGCCACAGCCCCTTGGGTCGGGGGCTGTTTGGAAAGTGCAGGGAAGTTTATCTTCCAGTCATGCATTCCCATTCAAATTCGCAGGCATTTTCGTATTCCTCATCGAAAATAGCATCGTCATCAATGTAGTCCTCCTTGAAGTCGATTCTGTCAATGCCCTCAAAAATCGTTTCATTTTCTTCTGCATCTGCCTTTGCAAGGTCTTCTGCGTTTTTCTCAACCCATGCTGTGAACTCTTCGTCGTCCATGCTGTCCTCATTTTCAATTTCAAGGTCGTATTCGTAATCCTCATCAAACCATGTGATGATTGCCTTTGCGATTCCGTATGATACCATTGTGTTTTCCTCCGTTTTTCGTGGTTTTTTGGTTGTTTTCCCTTTCGGTGATTACATATTACCGCATAGTGTGTATAATTGCAAGCGGCTAAACTGCCAGAATATACAGTCTGAAAACCGTCCCTGTATTGTGTAGATTATGACAGCAAAAAAGCAGCCGCCACGTTTGCGTTTGTGGCGTTGCTTTTCAAATTGGAAAGGTATTCGGAATCGGGTTTACTTGCCGTTAAAGGCGAACGTGCGGGCTGTCAGTCCCTGATTACAATCGGCATCAGACCGTTTGGTGTGGGAATGAAAAGTTCAATATTCCAAAATCGCTGTTTGTACTTTTCCATAAGTTCAGCAGAAAGATCTGTAAAATCTTCTGCTCCAAGACCTGCGATGAAAAATGTGCCTTTGATGATGTCGCCTGTTTCAGGAAGCATTCTGTTCCACTCTGTATCAGATTTCAACTTTGATTCATCATCACAAACAAGAGCGATTTCATCTTCAAAAGGGTATATTGCTTGCAGATACCCGCCAACCGTTTTCTGCATGAATTCCAGACTGCCGTCGATTTCAGCTTCTCTTGGACGTTTTCTCGGTTCAACGATAAGTATTTTCATATGGGTTTCCTTTCTGAGCCACTTTGCTGGTTTGTGTGGGGCTTTGCTTCAAATGGGATAATTTACGGAGGGAATCCCTGAATTGCCACACAGCCAAACGTGGCGGCTTGTATTCGGTTATTCTGCTGTGCTGCGGTGAATAATGCTGATGATTTTTTCCTGTTCTTCTGGGGAGATTCCTAGGGCTTTAAGAGCCTCATGGGTTCCGCAGTCGGGACAAATCAGCGTTTCATTATCAGTTCTGGAAAGTGCAGGAACTTCAGTATAAACACATCCGCATTTCGGGAAGGTTCTTTCATTCGGGATTTCATTTTTCATTGTTGGCAACTCCTTTCAGGCTTTTTTCGTATGCTTCATCAAGGTACTTGAAATCAAATCCGAAAATGGTGTATCCGAATTTGCAGGTGCTGACATATGCAGGAGTTGGAATCCAAAGCCTGCGTTCTTCATGCATGATATACACAAAAGCATCCACCGTTTTTCCGGTTTCGGAAAGCCGGATTTTCATATTTTTCTTGTAGTAGAAATTAGGATAGCCCTCGTAAATATCAAGGCTGTGTTCATCGGCAGCAGTCACTTTCCAGACAGCAACCGGAACAACTGAACCCTTCTTTTTTTTAATAGTGAGGTAAGAGCCTGTCTTGCTTCCTTTGTAGAGAAGTTCATAATCTTTGAATATTACAATGACATGAATGATGAACAAAAAGCGGTTTTCCGGATACAAGCTACTATTCCAGAAGGTGCATCTTTGAAAATAGGCAGTTTCGGCACTTTTTATGATAGACGAAAAGGTTTGCTTACAGAGCGAATTCGTAAACTGTTAGGATAATCCAATGGTTATGATTTCTATTGTTTGAACAGGAGTGATATGTATGGTTTCAGAAGAGTTGAAAGCTATTATTGACACGCTCAAGAATCAAGGTCGGCAAACTGAGAGCGACATGGACTTTTTCGAGCCCGCTACTGAAGATCAAATCTCTGACTTTGAAAAGAATAACAATCTTTCTTTCCCTTCAAAGTTCAGAGAATGGTTGCTTTTTTCTGACGGTGGTGAATGCTTTTTGCCCGCAAGTGTTCAGTTCTATGGTGTTGCACATAAGCCCCTTATTGATGTTAGCAATCAGACCAGACCTGATGACAGTTACGTTGTGATTGGCGGAACACCGAATGGTGATCCTGTACTGATAAAAAAGGATTCAGAAACCATTTCAATTTATAATAAAGAGGAAGGTAAAATTGAAGAAGAGGAAGTGTACGATGACTTCTTTGCATTCTTAAATGGTCTCTATGACTATCTCGGCATGGGAGAGTGATCCTATGGCAAGAGATAATGCTGCTTGTAACAGAGCAATCAGAAAAGCATGGCGCGCGAGCGGGAACTTGTTCTTGCTGGAAAAGGCTCACGAAATTGGACACCAGAGCAACGAGAACAACTAATCACTAAAGGTAAGGTATATGACGCCGATGGAAAAGCCTTTATTGGTCAGCATATGAAAAGCGTCAGTGGTTTCCCTGATAATCAAGGCGATTCAACTTCTCTCGCAAGAGGAACACCTTGAAGCACATAAGGGAGATTGGCATAATGTAACGAATTGGTATTATGATCCAGACACAAAGACATTTTATGATTTTGAAGTATATGATTATAGCAAATTCCCTCCCGATGACTACATTAATTTTCGCCCCGAAGAAGCTATAATACCGGTTGATTCTTCCTCGGAGAAGTCACAGGAAAAGCAAGCGGAAGAGAACAAGCCACCAGAAAAAAAGAAAGAAGAGCCGTCCAAACTGCCGAAATCCAAAACGCGCCCTTGATGGTAAAATCGAACTAAATAATCGAATAAATGAAAATTTAGAGCTGCGGGCTCAGGCTTTATTTAAAAAAGTAATTGTAAACAATTGTAGTAAAGAAAATGGCGTTTTAGGTGATTATTGTATCGTAAAATCTGGATTTGCTTTTAAAAGTTCTTGGTGGACTGAAAATGGAGTAAAAGTTATAAAAATTAAAAATATAGATGATGGAAAGATTAATCTTAATGACTGTTCGTTTGTTTCATTTGATAAAATTGAAAAGGCAAAAGATTTTCTTGTTCATGCAGGAGATGTTTTAATAGCAATGACAGGGGCAACTTTAGGAAAATTCGCTATAGTGCCACAAATCAACGAACCACTTCTTGTTAATCAACGTGTTGGTAAATTTTTTCTTGGTGACAATCCAATAGAAAAACTTCCTTTCTTATATTGTACTTTAAAGCAATCAGAAGTAATCACTGAAATTATAAATCGTGGGCAAGGCAGTGCTCAAGCAAATGGATGTAGCGAAAGTTGCATATCCGAAATTCCTTGAAAAAATTTCAATTTGCCGTGATTCCTTTTTTGGATATGATTATTCAAAATTTATGACAGGAACAGACCTTGAACGTGCAAAAGCCATCACCGGTGCTGTCAACTTTATAATCTCTCCGACAAAAGAAGATGACAAAAAAGAATATCTGAAAGAATCTTTGTTGCTCCATCAGGCTTTGTCACTTTGTTCTTCTATGGTGGAGGAATCATTAAGACTTGAAGCAGCATTTTTTGAATCCGTAAGAGTTCTTATTATGCGTCTTGAAAATAAAGGAACAGGCAAGAAAATATCTCTTGGAGAAATGAATACAAGGATAAATGAACTTCTGAAGCAGAGTATCAAAAGTGAAGGTGTTATAAATCTTTTTTCTGATATTGGAAAAGAGGTTTCTCTGTTTGACCCAAAGTTTTTGCAAGAAGTAGCAAATATGAAAGAAAAAAATCTGGCAGTTGAACTTCTTAAAAAGCTTATTGCAGAACAGATAGTTATATATAAACGTACAAATGTGGTTAAATCTGAAAAGTTTTCTGAAATTATGCAGCGTACAATGAATCAGTATCTGAATGGAATGCTGACAAATGAAGAAGTCATTGAAGAAATGATGAAGCTTGCAAAACAGATAAAAGAAGCCGGAGAAGAAGGAAAAGAACTCGGCCTTACTGCTGATGAACTTGCTTTTTATGATGCTCTCACAAAACCACAGGCTATAAAAGATTTTTATGAAAATGAAGAATTAATAGCCATTACTAAAGAATTGACAGAAACTTTACGTAAAAACAAAACGGTTGACTGGCAGAAAAAAGATTCTGCAAGAGCACGAATGCGTATAATGATTAAGAAACTTCTTAAAACGCACAAGTATCCGCCTGATGACCAGCCTGAAGCCATTGAGGCAGTCATGACACAATGTGAACTTTGGGCAGATAATATCTTATAATAAAAAAGAATAGTATAACCTATCAAATAATACTACCGAAAATATAGTGTAATATAAATCGTATGAGGTGAAATGGGGTGTATTCAATTTCTATGTGGGGTGGGTAATTGTTCTAAAACCAAACGATAACACTCCTATTCTGTCCTTGATAATACTACTATAAATTTAGCATTACAAACACCTTTTGAATTGCCATTATGTAATAAGGGCATTTTAGGCGAATATTGTATCAATATGCGTAGCCTAAGACACATAAAAACACGTAATCGGAAAGGTTACGAAAACCACGTAATCACGTTATATAGCGTGGTTACGTGGCTTTTTTGATTGACACAAAAATCATCAGATTAAATGCAAAACAATCAAAAGAATTTCACAAGCAAAAGAAACGGTTGATATTTGTTTTGACTAAAAAAGAATGACTGTTGATGAACTTCTGGCATCAATGTCCAAACAACCACAATCATTGCGATTTGGAAATAGAAGTGGCATCATTCTCTCTTGAAGAAGCTCAATGTTATATCAAAAATAAAAGTAGTATAATAAAGAAAAAAACCGAAAACACAGCAAGGAGGGAAATGCAATGGGTGTTTACTTGAATCCGGGAAATATTGATTTCCAAGAGGTGCTGAATTCCAAGATCTATGTGGATAAATCAGAGTTGATTCAGTATACAAACAGCGTTTTACGGACTACACAAAAATACATCTGTGTCAGCCGTCCACGAAGATTCGGAAAGTCTATGGCAGCGAATATGCTGACGGCTTACTACAGCCGTGGCTGTGATTCCAGAGAGATGTTTCAAGGGTTGAAAATCGCAAAGCATGCAGATTTTGAAAAACACTTGAACCAGTACAATGTCATCCACTTAAATATGCGGGATTACTTGACGGAATCGGAAAATATGAAGCAGCTGATTCAATTTGTTGAGGAAGATTTGCTGGATGAACTGCAGCAGGAATTTGCAGATCTTAGAATGCCACGGCGAAGAACTCTGGTCAAGGTACTGGAACAGACGTTTGCACAGTACAAAATTCCGTTTATCTTTATCATCGATGAATGGGACTGCATTTTCCGTTCTCGGAAAAATCAACTGGAAGAACAGACAAAATACTTGGACTTTTTGAGTGATTTGTTAAAGGACAAGAGTTACATTGCCCTTGCCTATATGACAGGTATCTTACCCATCAAGAAATATGGAGAGCACTCTGCCATCAATGCTTTTTATGAATACTCCATGACAGATGCCTCTCCCATTGAAGAGTTTACCGGCTTTACAGAACAGGAAGTCTGCCAATTGTGTGAGCAATACCAGATGCCGTTTTCAGAAACCAAGAAGATGAATTATTTAATAAGGTGGCTGAAATTATGGATAAAAACAGAAAAGCTCCCGCAAGAGCGAGAGCTAAGGTCGAGTATTTACTTACGACAAAAATGTTTTGTGGTTATTGTAAAGAAATGATGACAGGCTTTTCGGGTACTGGAAAATCAGGAAAAGTGTACAGATACTATGTGTGCAATGGTACAAAGAAAAAAGCTTGTAAAAAAAGAAGGTAAATAAGGAGTATATTGAGGATTTAGTGGTTGACGAATGCCGAAAACTTCGAACAAATGAAATATCAAAAAAATTGCAAATAATGTTTCCAAAATAAGCGAATCCGAGAAAGATACAGTCAATTTAAAATTTCTTAAAAAAAGCTTTATCTGAAAATGAAAGAAAACATAAAAACGCTCTAAATGCAATTATGGAATGCGATCTTGAATCTGTAAGAAAGTCATTATATGAACAAATACCTATTTTGGAAAAGAAACATTCTGAATTACAAAAACAAATAGCTTTATAAGAAAAGAGTTTCCCAGTGCTTACAGTACCAATGGTGCATTTCTTTTTGAGAAAGCTTAAAGACGGCAATGTTGACGACATAAAGTACAGAAGAACTCTTATCAATGTCTTTATTAATAAAATCTATCTGTACGACGATAAGCTTACTATTATTTTTAATTCGGGAGATAATCCTGTTACAATCAATGATTTACTCTTATCTGAAATTGAGGATAATTCAAAAAAAGCGGAGGGTTTGTTTTTGGATGGGGTTGCTCCACCATAACCGCACCCTTATTTTGATACAATTTAAGGGTGCATTAAACTGTCATTAAATCCTCGAAACTTCGCTGTTTCGGGGATTTAATCGTTTCTTATGACCGAATATTTATCGAAAAACAGGCTCAGATTTATGCTTCTGAGCCTGTTTGTTTTTTATAATCGTTTTCTTGTTGGAGTAATCGTTTTCTGGTTGCACCCATTTTTGAGTAATCGTTTCTTGTGGGTGCATTATATAATTTGCTACATTGACTTGAAAACGGGATTCTTTCTATTCATATATAACATTGCATATAATACACTATTTATGAAGCTCTTTGTATAAACGTTCAGCCAATGCTTTTTGAATAATTTGATATTTCTCAGCATCCATGAATAGTTGTTCGTATGCAGCCATATTTTCCATATAGGCTTCTTGTGCAGTGTCTTCAAAAAGAGTTGGGAAAATGCTGTGCTCATATACCTGTTGATCGTCTGTTTTAGTGGCACGTTTGACCTTGGTATCCTGTTTCATTTTATTGTACAGGGTATCGACAATAACTTTGTCAGCATCTGTGAATTCACCATAGAATTCCTCGTTGATTCGTTCTACAATTTCATCCAGTGGGCTAAGTCTATCTTTTTTACCGCCTGCCTTTTTCGGATTGGTCGGTTTCCACTCACCCTGTGTGCCTTCCAGCTCGATAGCACCTTCAAAAGTTTTTTCAAGATGATAATACTCCAACTTAACACGGTTATCAAGGTCGAATTCCGGAGCAGGATCTGCCGGAAGCAACTTACCAAGATAAGAACAGAGGATATACTCCTTATGAAGCTCCTTATCAAACATTCGGGTGATCTGCGAAATGTAATTATACCATTTTGCAAAAGCACGAACTTCTCGGCGAAATTGATAGCGTTTTTCCTCAGTTAACTTGTTGTATCGATCTGCAATAGATTTCAATGCATTCGAGATTTTTCCCTGAGTAGCATTGGCCTTTCTTACATCCGGGTCAAAATAAATCTTTGCGACATTTTCCACATCTTCGTCTGTATAAACATTCATGTCACGAATGATTTTCTGCGTTGTGTAAATCAAATCGAAGTTTATTTCCTCAGTCAGACTTGTTTCCTGATAGAACTGCTGGAATGCATCTTTGATACGTTCTATTGGATTTACAAAGTCAAGAATATAAGTGTCTTCCTTGCCGGGATAAATTCTGTTCACACGGCTTAAGGTTTGCACTGCTTTTACATCTCGCAGTTCCTTATCGATAATCATGGTATGCAGAAGAGGCTCATCAAAGCCAGTCTGATATTTTTCTGCAACAATCAAAATGTTACCCTCATCGTGGAATACACTTGCTGTTTGGCTTTCTTTGACACGATTACCATTACTATCAATATTCATGCCCGATTCTGTATATTCAATACCATTTGGATCTTCCGGATCTTTTAAACTACCACTAAAAGCAATCATGATTTCAACATCATCATAATTGTTGGATTCCAAGTAGCGTTTGATTTCGTGGTAATAGCGAACAGCAGCCAGTCTGGATGCGGTAACAACCATCATTTTACCCAGGCCTCCAATTTTTTTCTTCGTTACGTCACGAAAAGTTTCTACAATGATTGCGGCCTTTTGTTGAAGGTTATGGGGATGAAGTTCCTCATAGCGACGAATTGTGCGGACAGCTTTTGAAGTTGGAACGTCTGGATTATCCGGCACATTCTTCGCAATTTTATAACACATCTTATATGTGGTGTAATTTGCAAGCACGTCCAGAATGAAGCCTTCCTCTATTGCTTGACGCATGGAGTATACATGAAATGGGTGGAAAGATCCGTCCGGTCTTGGTTCACCGAAAATTTCAAGTGTTTTTCCCTTCGGAGTAGCGGTGAAGGCAAAAAAGCTCAAATTGCTGTGCTTACCCTGGCTGAGCATATCCTGTACAAGCGGGTCGTTCTTTTCCACTTCTTCCACAGCTTTTTCTTCGATTTCGGCATATTCTTTTAAGGCATCACTGACATCTGCAAGGGCTGCCTTAAGTTTTAATGCACTCTGCCCAGTTTGGCTACTATGTGCTTCATCTACGATAATCGCATAATGCTTTCCGACAGATGAATTTACCTCATCATAAATGACGGGAAATTTCTGCAAAGTGGAAATAATGATTCTTTTTCCATCGTTGATTGCATCACGCAAATCACCAGAATTTTTCTTTTCATCAATTGTAACAACGCTACCGAGAGTATGGTCAAAGCCAGATACAGTAGCCTGTAACTGCTGGTCAAGAACTCTACGGTCAGTGACAATAATAACGCTGTCAAACACAGAATTGTTATTCTCATCATGCAGACTTGCCATACGATAAGCTGTCCATGCTATAGAATTTGACTTACCCGAACCAGCACTGTGTTGAATGAGATAATTATGCCCAGCTCCGTTTTCACGAACGTGATTTACCAACTTGCGAACTACATCCAACTGATGATAACGTGGGAAAATTACCTTTTTAGAGATGGTTGTTTCTGTAGAGCCATCCGGCTTTGTTTTTTTCTTTTCTGTTCGTTCAAAGCTGATGAATTTTTGCAGAATATCCAGTAGCTTATCTTTCTGAAGAACATTTCTCCAGAAATACTCTGTTACATAGTCCTGACCTTCTTCTCTGTTTCGAGGATTTCCGGCACCGCCGTCTTTGCCTGGTCCATTGCTGCCCTGGTTGAAAGGCAGGAAATAAGTCTGCGCACCTTCAAGTTTAGTTGTCATATAGACATCATATAAATCACAGGCAAAGTATGCAAGGATACGTTTATTGAATCCAAAAGCTGGGTCTTTAGGATTGCGGTTATATGCCCACTGACGTTTTGCATCATCTACTGACTGTCCTGTAAGCTGATTTTTTAATTCGATCGCTACAACGGGAATGCCGTTAATCGCAAGCATCATATCGATACTGTTATTATTGACTTCTGTATAATGCCACTGACGAATGCAATGGCAGATATTCTGGCGATAATGCTCATTTGCAAGTTCATTCAATTCAGATTCCGGCTTGAAATAACAAACACGAAAAGGAATGCCACGGTGCTTGAAACCATGACGCAGCACAGAAATCAAACCGTCCTGTGTAACAGCATTCTCAAACGCCTTGTAGAATTGACGAAGAGGATTAATTGTACACATACGCTCAAATCTTCGCCATGACATAGGCTGTGTAGCTTTCACAAAGTCAGTAAGAGTAGTGATATCCAGAGACATTCCCTTGCTGATTTCGCTGCAATAGCTCTCATCGGTTGCCTTCGTCCAGCCACCTTCTTCAGAGATAAGGTAGCTTTCAATGTATTCTTCAAAGTGCTTTTCTGTTTCGTTCATAGCTTAAACCACCTTTCTTTTGCCTGTGACAGTTTCAAAAATGAGAGAGCGTTTGTAGCATTCTAAATTAGTTATTATTAGAGCTTTCTCAGCAATTATTGAGTCTATTGAAGAACACTTTTTGTCAAGATAGTTCACTATGGCAGTCTGCTCTTTGGATGTTGGTAGAATGACATTGCAAGCTCTCAACATTTTTTGTGTAACGCTAAACACCTTGATTCCACTTGCATTAGATCTAAGCTGTGAACGCCAACAATCGGTTAATAGTAAATAAGAAAGGTATTTACTGTTGTCAGCATTATCAGGGTGCATAATAATGGTGTGATATCCTGCGAAAACTTGCTCTTGTCTATCCATCAATACGGCATTGCCGAGACCAACTAAATCTTCTGATGTATCCGCAAGAATAATATCTCCTTGCTTAATCATGCAGTCTGCTGAAGATTCAAGATATTTATATGGAACATATCGTAACAATTCATCTGCCAAATGTGTTCCTGTGTTTGTTTTGGCATGAATTTGACCATAGCTGATGACTGGAATTCCGTTTTCAACTAAATCAGCTTTAGTGATTGACAGTCCCTTACTAAATGTAAAAAGTGTTTTTAATCGTGCGGTACTCCAAGATGCTGGAATTTTCTCAATCCACTCAACCCCGCTGTCTTTCATTTCCACGTTTGGGTCAAGTCCTTTAGTGACTGCTTCATAGATAAGAGAGGCTTTCCACTGCTTGTATTCTTCAATACTTGTTTTGGCTTCGGAAATCAGTGTATCGATTTTTGCACACTGGTCATCCAGATAGGCAGCGATGGCAGATTGCTCAGTAGATGAGGAAGGCATAATAACTCTAAGTTCTTTCACCTCGTCATAATTCAAACCTTGACGAACACCTGATCCCATACCATAGAATCCTTTTTTTATATCGAAACAATGTAGCAAGTAATATAAGTATTTAGAGCTGTCTTTGATGATAGGACGCAGGGTAGTATAAGCCGAAGTAATGATTCCTCGTTCGGTGGCTCGTCCTACTCGCAGACTGGTATGGTCATTTTGCAGGTCTGTTAATCGTAAAACAATATCACCATCTTCAATGATATTGTAGCCATTGAAAGATTCCGGTAACAGACCACCATTTGAGTTGATGTCTTTGCGTTTGATTTTGCCATAACTCAGTGAAAGTAAGTTTTGTTCACTTAAATCGGAATTTTTATTTTTTACCTGTGTGACAAGCTGATAGAGAGTATGAGTTTTCCATGTAGCAGGAATTTTACCAATCCATTCTATGCCACTTTTCTTCATTGATTCATATACTGCCATATTACTTACCGCCATTCCCAAACAACTCATGAAGCTTTGCCATCATGGAGTGTTCATGTTCTTCAATTCGCTTTGCAATGTCGGCAGCAGGTTCCAGTTCCTTGTATTCATAGAAAGTACGGGTGAATGGAATTTCATAGCCGACTTTTGTTTTATTACGGTCAATCCACGCATGAGGACGATAAGGCAAAACTTCACGATTGAAGTAATCATCAATATCTTCATCAAGAGGAACATTTTCAGTGTCACGTTTTCTTTTATCAGCAACAAGCTTTTTGCCCTTCATGATTGGCTCGCCATTCTCATCAAGTTCTGGACTTTCAATAGTAATTTTATTGTATCCGAGGCTTACAGAATCCATGACCTTGCATTTGCAGACAATGGATTTTCCTTCAGAAATTTCATAAGTGTAATCACGAGAAATATAAGCACCATAAGCTTTTACAATCAAATTACGACAAGCTTCAGAAATATCTACACGTTTGTTGCCAATAGGCTTGCGACGTTGCTCATAGCACTGGCTGGCATCAATCAAAAGTACTTGTTCACGATGACTTTCTGGTTTGTCTTTTGTGATGATCCAGATGTATGTTGCAATTCCTGTGTTGTAAAAGCTGTCATTTGGAAGCTGTACGATTGCATCCAGCCAATCGCTCTCAATCAGATAGCGGCGAATTTCGCTTTGACCGCTTCCTGCATCTCCGGTAAAAAGAGAAGAACCATTCTGAATAATAGCCATGCGTCCGGTATCCTTCAGTTTGGAAAGACCGTTCAGCAGAAACAACATCTGACCGTCAGATTTTGCAGGAAGTCCAACGCCGAATCGACCTGCATCGCCTTTCTTATATTCTGCCTCTACATCGGCAGCTTCACGCTTCCAATCAATACCGAAAGGTGGATTTGAAATGATGTAATCGAAGGTGTAACCGGAGAATTTGTCATCATTTAGAGTGTTACCAAACCGCATATTTTCCGGGTCACCACCACGAATCAGCATATCTGCCTTGGCAATACCAAATGTAAAAGGATTGATTTCCTGACCATAGCAGATGATTTCAGCGTTATTGTCCAGTGCATGAATGCGTTCCTCCATACAAGTCAACATCTGGCTCGTACCCATAGCCATGTCGTATACGGTTTTTGCTGCTGCATCTTCTTCGGTAAAATTGCTATCTTCTGTGAGCAAATCACACATCAAATAGATAATATCACGACTTGTAAAATGTGCTCCTGCTTCTTCATCATAGCTTTCAGAAAAACGTTGAACAAGATTCTCAAATACATATCCCATATCAACAGCTGAAATGCGGTCAGGATTCATGTCGGCATCATCGTCACAAAAGTCACTAATAACCTGATATAATACTCCTGCATCAGACATTCTTTCAATCTGCGTAAAAAATCCCATATTGGCAAGGATATCAATTACATTTTCGGAAAATCCATGGATATAATCTTCAAAATTCCCTTTGATATTCTCTGGATCAGCTTTCAGCTTTTCAAATGTATAATTGCTTGTGTTATAAAAACGATAGCCGGACGCCTTGCGAAGAAAGCCATCTTTTACAGCAAGTTTCTTTACTTTATCATAGGTTTCCAACACTTTATCTCTGGTTGGTAAAAGGCAGTCGTGAAAACGCTTGATAACTGCCATAGGTAGTATAACCAGTCCATATTCATGTGGTTTATATGCACCAAAAAGAGAGTTGGCTACATTCCATATTAGATTAGCCTTTTCTCCAATGTTGGTACCAACAATCTGTATTTTCTCATTTGAATTCATTTCCATAGTCACGGTTCTCCTTAATGTTATTTGTGATCTTGGTTATATTTTCTACAAATCTATCTGCAAGGATTCCACATCGTTTTTGTTCGTCATTTTCTTTTATAGTGTCATTACTTATTGTTAGCATACATCTTGCACGCAAAATGTCAAATATACAATGAGGCATTGCATTTATTGCATCGCAGATGCCTCGAACAACTGTAGAAAAAATTTGTGGTAATTTTTCTGTCGAAGTTAGCGCATTATTGATTTCTGTTTCATAAAACTCTATTATGTCGATTAAATCTCCATACTCACACAAATCTGACTCAATCTTATCTGCCCATTCTAATAGTTGTGTGTAATCCCATGTATCTTCAAAGATTTTCAGAAGTGATTGATAATGTTCGTATGCTCGTTTAAGTCGCTTTCGGCTGCTCATTCCCAGTTTAATTTGTTTTTTATCATGGGATGATGTAATATATTTTTTGTTTTGTGTTAACTTATCCTCCTTATTAACAAGAGGAAAGCGTTTACCGTCTGAGTGAATTATTTCAATGAAAGCATTTCGTGCGTGTCGGCTAATGCATTCCTGAGATATAAGTGGTGGCAGTGTTGGAAAGCAAGCTGCAACAGCACTTTTTAGCTCGTCGTTTGGCTCCACATATATATTTTCTAATTTTTTTGCATCTAAATTTCGGAAAAAAGTTATGTAAGTAGCTTCTGAAGTATCTGGCAGAAGATCCAAGCAATATATTTCTAAGGCTCTAATGCCAATTATTATTGGATATCGATTTTTGAAATAGTCCAATTCAATAATAACAATAGTATTAGGTGTATCTAATATTGGAAGACACGATTCTCTATATTTTATTTGTCTTCTCATGATAGCTCCTACTGACGCAGTTGAAGCAGGAACGCCATAATAGTCACACACTTTCTTATACGAATAATTAAACGTTCCATTGGCAAGCTTATCCGCAAGACGATTAGTGTATCGACAACCCTTTTCTGCAAAGTCAATATCTTCTGAAAAGACACTGCTTTTACAGTTGTCACATCGGAACCATCGCTGATGAAAAAACAAATCTATTATTTGAATGTTGTCATCACACTCAATAATGTCCTTGAATTTACGAATAGTTACCTTGGAAGAACGTGTTTTATTTGAATGACAGGCAGGGCATATATTCTTTTTTTTACTGAAATATTGTTTATGCACTGCATTGAAACAGTGGTCGTCAGTATTATCATTTTTAAGAACCAGTAAGCTGTCTATGTCAAGAATAGCAGTTTTTGAATCAGAAATATCGGTACGCTTGTAGTTTTTCTTTCCCAATGTATAACCTCCTATTTTGCTCACTTATATTATACCACCAAAAAACAAATAAAACAAGGTATTTTCTATTAAAATTAAAAAAATACCACCAAAAAACAAATGAAGCAACTTTACCTATTTATAAAAATTTGATATAATTGCAGTATCAGAAACGAAAGGAGGATTTGGCTTTGGAAGCATGGAAAAATTTAGCAGGAAAAAGAGTCTGTGATGTTAGTGAAGATCATAAGGTTGTGGAAATTGTGCAGCATGGATATAAAACACGTATCACAGCTAATCCAGATGGAACCTTACTTATTGAAAACATACCATTAAAAAAAGTAGCATAATTATTTCGCCAGAACGCAAAGACGGCCGAGCGGAACTTACAAGCAAACTAATCTGAAAAGTTGCTTGTAGTTCACTCGACCGTCTATTTTTATTTGTTCTAATAATTCAAGAGTTAAATTTTGCATACTTTTTTCTGCCTGTATAATAAAAGTCTTTTATTAAAACTCAAAAAATTGTCCTATGTATTATAGGAGAATTTATACTGTCCTCGGTAAGACATTAAACTGCCGACTGTTACATACGGCATCGGGTCGCTCCCGATGGCTCAGACGGATGTGACAGTAAAAATAAAATATAAGGCTGCCTTATGAGCGGGTGGCTGCAATCCGGAACGGAGAAGTCCGTCTGGAATGCGGTCTGGTTCATTATGCCCATTTGCAGCCTGCACTTCCTCCGTTCCTCGACAAAACGGAGGAATTTTTTATGTCAAAAAAGTTTTATGTGCCAATTGAAATGACAAAAGCGTATGTCAGAGAGAACGAGATCTATGCAACTGTAAATGGCGAGATCATCAGGATCACACCGGATATGATCAAGAAGATCATACGCAATGGTGTCGTAACAGAAGTCTATTTTTCTGAAGTGAAAAACAAAGAAATCTATGACGAATATATGCGTTCTGTCTGGAGAGAAGAAAAAGCACTTGAAAGAGAAGACAGATGCTGGATTCCAAATGGAAAAGGAAAAATTGTACGCTGTACAGGAAACTGTGCTTCTTGTGAACACCGCAATGAAAATGCAATGCTTTCAATTGAAGTCGCAGAAGAAAACGGCGGATTAAATCTTGAAGCTACAAATGAAAAACCTGATGCAATTGTTGAGGACGCAGAACTATTGAAAGCTTTATGGGAGAGAGTCGGAGAACTTTGTGACGAGGATCAAACTATCATTAAAATGTTCAGTAACGGGGCATCTGAACGTGAAATTGCCACCAAGGTTAATCTTTCTCAGAAAGGCGTAAATAAACGTAAAAAGGCACTTTTTGAGCTTCTGAAAAATTATTTGAAAGATTTTTTCTGAAAATGGTACTCAAAACAAAAATATCTGTCCTATGTATAGTGAAGGGAGGTAAACCCATGGACAAGCAGAAAGAACTTATCGCACTTTTGTTTGCAATTAGTGCGGTATCCGAACGACTGGCAAGAAACATGACAATTCTTGTACAACGAGCAAAGGAGGGAAAGTCAAATGGAACCAATCATGCAACTTATCAACACGCTGAATGCTCTGAATGTCACAATGCAAAAACTGACAGAAAAAATGACATCAGAGTACATCAACACATTTGAGGAGATCTGCACAGAATCTGACCCACCAAAGCAACCAGAACCTGTGAAGGAAGAAAAGCCTGTTGACCGTCCGGAAGTCAGGGCAAAACTTGCTGAACTCACCCGTCTTGGATTTTCAGACGAAGTCAAAGCACTGCTTCAGAAACATGGAGCAGAAAGGCTGTCAGCAGTCGATGATGTGGAACTTCCTGCACTGATGAAGGAGGCTGAGGCACTTGGCAGCAAGGCATAACCAAAGAGCCCACGCCATTCTATCTGCCTCAGCAAGTTTCCGCTGGCTGAATTGTACGCCGTCTGCAAAACTGAACGCTGAAATTCCTGACGTAACAACAGAATATGCCCGTGAAGGCACTTGTGCTCACGAACTCGCAGAATTCAAAGTAAATCAGCTGCTTGGTATCAAGACAGACAACCCCACAGAAAATCTTGACTATTATGATCAGGAAATGGAGGACTGCACCGACAGCTATGCTCAGTACATTTCAGAAGTTATCAGTAAATACAGCGATCCCATCGTAATGGTGGAACAACGTCTGGATTTCAGCCGTTATGTTCCTGATGGATTCGGCACAGGCGACTGTATCATCGTTGCTGATGATGTCTTAACTGTCATCGATTTCAAATATGGAAAAGGCGTTGCGGTCGAGGCAGAACATAATCCGCAGATGATGCTGTATGCCCTGGGAGCATTGGAAATGTTCAGCATTCTGTATGACATCAACGAAATCCAAATGGTGATCTTTCAGCCAAGGATCGAGAATATCAGTGAATTTTCCATGCCGGTATCCGATTTACTGGACTGGGCAGAAAATGAACTGAAACCCAAGGCAGAACTTGCAGCCAAAGGCGAGGGAGAATTCTGTGCAGGAGAACATTGCAGATTCTGTAAGGTGAAAGCAACCTGCCGCAAACGTGCGGAATACAATCTGGCAATTGCAAAATATGACTTTGCACCACCGGATATGCTTCAGGACAGCGAAATTGCAATGATCCTTGAAAGAGCAGACAGCCTTACAGCATGGGCGGCAGATGTCAAGGAATATGCCCTTTCCGAAGCTTTAAAAGGCAGAAAGTGGAACGGCTATAAGGTCGTTGAGGGCAGGTCAAACCGCAAGTATACCGATGAAAAAATGGCTGCGGCTGTTGTAAAAAATGCAGGAAAAGACCCGTACAGTGAACCAAAAATTCTCGGTATTACGGAAATGACCAAAATGCTGGGAGGCAAGAAGAAATTTGAAGAACTTCTCAGCAAATATGTATACAAACCACAAGGAAAACCGACTCTTGTTCCTGTTTCCGATAAGCGGAAGGAATGGAGTGCGGCAGAAAACGATTTTCAGGAGGAATAAATCATGGCAAAGAAATATGTAAATCCAACAAAGGTAGTCACAGGCGAATGCAGATTCAGCTACGCAAATCTCTGGGAGGCTAAGGCAATGGACGAAAACAGCAAACCGAAGTACAGCGTTTCCCTTATCATTCCGAAGTCTGACACCAAGACTATCGCAAAAATTAAGGCAGCGATTGAAGCTGCTTATGAAGAGGGCAAAAGCAAGCTCAGCAACGGAAAATCCGTCCCTTCTCTCAGTTCAATCAAGACACCACTTCGTGACGGAGATACCGACAGACCGGACGATGAAGCCTATGCAAACAGCTATTTCGTTAATGCAAACTCAATCACTGCTCCGGGTATTGTTGATGCAGACCGTCAGCAGATTCTGACACACAGCGAGATCTACAGCGGCATTTACGGCAGAGCCAGCATCACGTTCTACGCATTCAACACCAAGACTTCCCGAGGCATTGCCTGCGGATTACAGAATGTCCAGAAGCTCCGTGACGGCGAACCGCTCGGCGGACACAGCAGTGCCGAAGAAGACTTCGCTGATGATGAGAATTTTCTTGACTAAAAGCTAAAACACAGACGGGCGGGCGTTTGCAGCAATGCTGTGGGTGGGATATTGAAAGGATGATTTAAAATGAACGAACTGATTAGGGTAAACTATGATAATCCTGAAAAGCCTGTTGTTTCAGGACGTGAACTTCATAAGGCACTTGATATTACAACAAGATACAATGACTGGTTTGCTCGTATGTGTGAATATGGATTTACTGAAGATAAGGACTTTTACTCATTTTTGAGTAAAAGTAGTGGTGGCAGACCTTCAACCGACCATATGCTTACCATTCCTATGGCAAAGGAACTCTGTATGATTCAGCGAACCGACATAGGCAGAAAATTCCGTCAATACTTCATTTCCGTCGAAGAAGCTTGGAACAGCCCTGAAATGGTAATGCAGAGAGCATTATCCATCGCAAATGAACGTGTTAAGGCATTACAACTCTCTGTTTCTCAGCTTACTGTTGACAATCAGATCATGCAGCCAAAGGCAGAATATTTTGATGAACTGGTCGATAGAAGATTACTTACCAATTTCCGTGATACCGCAAAAGAACTTCATATCGGGCAGAAAGAATTTATTCAGAGCCTGTGTTCATAAGCGTTTTAAGAGCGTGACGGCATGAGAAATCATAATCATTGTTTCAGCAGAGCAACAAGAAGTTTCATAATCCTTTGACAACCGGCGTGAACCATTC